TCCTTGTTCATAATCAACTTTATTAGGGACTTCTAGTTTAACAGCATTTTCCATAATCTCAATTATCTCTTCAGATTTTTTTACTGATTCAATAGATATATCTACTTCATCATGTATCTGAATATGAGGTATTATACCATTTTCATACAGAGCTACCATGGATTTTTTAGTCATATCTGCTGCGGATCCTTGTATTAATTTATTTAAAGCTTTATAAGTAAACGCACGTTTTAATGGTTCATCATATTCTTTTCTAGCTTGTTCTAATGGTAATGGTTTAAATACACCAAACTGTACTGGTTGCCATAAATCAAAATGACATGCTCGACCACCTAACGTTCTAATCTTACCTCTATCATTTGCTTTACGAGATACATTATCCATTAATTGTTTTACAAAAGGTGCTTTAGAATGATACTGTTTAATTAGTTTTTCTGCAGAATCTTTCATCAATCCTAACTCTGCCATCAATTTATTTTTACCCATACCATACATCAAACCAAGGTTAATTGTTTTGGCTTGTTTTCTTTCAATGCCTGCCATATCTGCAACTACCTGGTGGAAGTCTGCATCACCTTGATTGTAAGCATCTACAATTTCATCTACTCCTGATAAATTTTGTAGTTTAGCATAGTGTACTAAAATTCTAGGTTCTTGTTGTGAATAATCAAAAGTTCCCCATTTACATTTTTCTTCAGGAATAAATATAGATCTTATCATTGGCCCAAGTTCTGGATGTCTTGCAGGAATTTGTTGTAAGTTTGGATTAGACATAGAAAATCTACCCGTCACCGTTCCACCGGCATCTGATCTTATTTGATTTATATCTGCATGGATTCTACCATTGTGTGCATGTTTAGTTATAGAATCAATAAAAGTTGTATGTGCTTTATTAATTTCTCTTGCATCTGCAATTAGTTTCGGAAGTTTATGTGGATGATTTTGTAAAAAGTTTTTTGTAAAACTAGGTTCATTACTTTTTTCTGTTCTATCATATGGTAATTTTAATTTATCAAAAGCTTTTGCTATAGAACGTGCTGCATGAATTTCTACATCAATTCCTGTTAAGTCTTTGATTTCATTTATGATTTTACTTTCTCTTTGCATTAAATTTTTTTTAATTTTATCTGCTTTTTCTAAATCAACTCTTACACCTTTAAATCTCATATCAACTAAACATGGAAATAATTTTGTCTCAAGATTAAATACATCCATTAATTCTTGTTTGTGTAGTTCTACAACTAATCTTTGCCAAAGTTTCAATGTTGCTTCCGCATCACGTTCCGCGTACTGTCCAACAAAAAGCGCGGGTAATCTCCACATATCTTTTTTAGGATCCAAACCATATTCTTTAGCCGCTGCATTTAAAATATTTTCATCTTTACCTAAACCTACATAGTGTTTTGCTAATATATCTAATCTATATGATAATCTATTCTCATCAATTAATGATGCTGCAATCATGGTATCTACTATTTTACCTTTGATTTTTAATCCCGCTGATCTTAACCAACAAACATCATACATTGCATTGTGAAATATAAAGGTAGTTTCAGTTTGATTAAGTATATCTTGTAGCCATCCTAGAACCAATTTTCTATCCATATTACCACCAGACTCATGGTGTATCGGAAAATAGCCTGACCAGCCTTCTACGGCCACCGCAACGCCAGCAATGTGGCCTCTACCAGTCACGTTCCCCGATCCGAGCGTAGTTAAATGCGGATCATTTGTCTCTAAATCTATTGCTATTTCTCTATAACCACGAAGATCTTTTAATTCTTCGGGCATAACCCATTCTGTTTCGGGTGTAAATAAAGGTATTTGTGTACTTCTCATCAGTCTTCCTTTTTATTATAGTAAGTTACCATTCTTCTACTTCTTTCATACTCTTTTAATCTTTTTTTCATCTTTTGGTTTTCATCATAAACTTCTCTATATTTTTCAGTTAACCTTTTAATCCTAGGTTCATACATTTTTCTATAATATAAACTCCAATTTTTACTTATTTCGTTTTCTTTGGACATCCATATCTTTCAATTTCTTTATTTCTAATTCGCAATAATGAATCACCTTTTCTAAATCTTGAATGCCGTTTTTATTCATATAACGACAAACATATTTAATAACGTTTCCTTGAAAAAAACTCAAGTCATTTTTAGAAATAAATTCATAAGGTTGAATATGAAAGTCTTTGTAGTGATTCCCGCCTATCTGTTTATCTTGTGGGAATGCTTCATGAAACATATCTTTATTCGTCATTTGTTTTCTCCTCTTCTTTGTTTTCTTTTTCGTCCTCTTCTTTTTTACCAAAGATTTCGTCAAAGTTTTTTTTATATAAATCAGTCGGTGGTCTACTATGACCATCCCATTGTCTTCCTTTTTCTTTACTCATTATCTTCCTTTTTGTGTGAATAAACTTCGTACCAAGTATTACATTCTTTACAATCATACATAGATATAATTGTATATTCTGATTCTGGTGTTACATCTTCAGCATCATAATCATTTTGCCAAATGACTTCTGCATTACAATAAAAACATTTCATATAATATAAGCTCTATCAAAGTTTTTAGGATCCAGTACATGCAATTCTTTTTTAGCTCTTGTTGCACCGGTATAAAATAGTCTATGTAATTCATCTGGATCATGACTAAATGTTTCTAGTGCAGCATTAGTTAAGTCTTGCATTAATAAAACTTTATCAGCTTCTCCTCCTTTTGCTCCATGTATTGTTGACATTATTATCCTAGGGTTTCTATTTATCATTTCTCCATTCGCTCTCATATTACGAATGTAGTTTTCTGTTAGAGTATCTAAACCCTCAAAAGATTCGTACCAAACTTTATCAGTTATTAATCCGTATTTTTCTTTACATTCTTCTAAACTATATTTTATTTCTGAATGTAATGTTTTACCTTTTCTAAAGCCATCTAATACATTTGATCCTAAATATTCATATATGTTTTTTATTTCTAAATGATTTAACAAACCACCTTTACGCCAAGCTTCCCAATTATTTAAAGCCAATAATAATTTTAATGGAATAGAATTGGTTCCTTTATATTGATAGTACCAACCTTGCAATTCGCATAAATCTTTTGCATCTTCTAAAAAATAATTGGCCGATGATAACACCAGCCAATTACCTTCAGACATATCCACTTGAGTAATATCAGAATATCTTTTTAATATACCTATCTCTTGTCTAGGTTTATAATTTTTATCAAATCTATTTTGTACTTTACTAATTATCTTTTGTGACAGTTCATGTATAGGGCCACCAGGTATTCTATAAGATTGATCTAAAGTTCTAATATCATCTACTTCTGTTTTCAATGCTATGAAATGATCTACATCTGCTCCGGCCCATTTAAATATTGCTTGGTCATCATCGCCTGCAATATAAGTTTTTTTTGCATTGGCCCAAATAGCTCTAACCATTTCCCATTGTAGTAAAGATAAATCTTGAGCTTCATCTATAAACAAAGCTTCGAAAGAACCTGTCATGCCTTGTTTAATAAAGTCTTCAATTAAATCATTAAAGTCTTTTAGTTTCTTTTCTTCTTTAAATCTTTTTAATTCTTCTGCTAATAAAAATAATGTATTTCTTTCTACATCTAATGTATTTTGTCTTTGATCATAATATTCTAATAGATCCATTCTTTTAACTGTTGCTGTATTTATAATAGTTAAATATTCATTATCAGAATTAAATGTACCATCTTCTTTAGAAAATCTTGCAGTCTTAATAGGTATTCCACATTTTTCTCCAAACTCTTTATAGTCCTCTGGTTTCATCATTCTTTCTTTACTCATTCCTAAACTTCTAAATGCTAAAGAATGTAATGTTCTAAAGTTAGCTAAATCATTTTCTATATCTAAATTAAATTTTTCAGCAGCTCTTGTTGCAGCTTCTCTTGCTGCTTTTTTAGTAAAAGAAAAATAACCTATTTGTTTTGGTCTAACCCCATCCTGTATAAACTCATCAACTAAATTTAATAATGTAGTTGTTTTACCTGTACCTGGAGGACCTAAAATAATTGTTTTCATAATTTAAAAATGATCTTCTTGATATTTAGTTTGAGTAGTACTTGCCTCTATCTTTTTCATAGTTCTAATTTTAATTAATCTAGGTTGTTGTTTTTTAATTGTCATTCTTGTTTCTTCTATAAATACATCAAGTTGTTTTAATAGATTTCCAGTTTGAGTTTTATCTTTTTCCCAATGATTTCTTTTGCAAAAATTAAAAAAGTCTTCCATTCTAAAATAAGTAAATTCTCTTTTGTCATCTGTGTATGGAAGTTTATTAAATATATCATCTAATGTTCTTGCTGATTGTCTATTAGTTGTCCAGTCCTGTAGTAATCCAGTTAATTCATTTATAGGATTTAAAGACTCCAATGGTTCTACTTCTTGTAAATTAGTCATCATTGGTTTTAAGAAATGTTGTTTCCAATCTTTTGGTTTTGGAACTGGTACTACTAAATTTGCTTGATCTAAACATGCCAATGCAAACATACCTGGATTATAAAGTTGTTCTGATTTTAATTCTATTCTAGTTTTATCTACATCTAAAAACCATTGTGGTGGTGTTGATGCATATTTAGTTAAACTTCCAAGTACTGGCATTTCCTCTTCACCAAAACCTACACCATATCTTTTTGTTCTACATAATCCAGATTGACATACAGAATTAATAGGTGCATCTTTACATCTATATTTGTCATAACCTTTTCTATTAACTGATTTAATTAATTGTTGAACCTCACTATTACTTAAAGCAGGATCCATGTATTCCATATTTGCTTTTACAATATCATCTTCCCAAGTATCTGGTCTTGATTGTTTATAGTAAACCGCAATATTAAACAGAGCATTATTCCTGGAACCTTCACCAAAACCAATTGAAGCTAATTTATTTAAACAAGGTGGGCCTCCAGGAAATGCTTCCTCTATTTTCTTTTGTTCGACTTTAACTTGCTCGACTTGATTTTTTTCTTGTGCATAAATATCATAGAGCTGAAAAAATTCTTCAAGTGTGCAACCATTGCCTTCATCGTTGATAGCATATCGCAATCCTTTCATTTGATTGTGGTAAGGTAAGTTTAAGAAGTTACCAGTGTCACCACGTTCCACTAGTATTTCTGTTTGTTTAGGAAAGATTTCTGAACCTTCATATCCTAAAACTGTTGCAAATTTTTTAAGAGTAGCTTGCATTAAAGCAGCTGAAATATTTTCTTTGGTAAATAAAAAAACGTGAGCACCGCCTGATTTAGAACGGCAAACTATAAGTGGAAGATTTAACTTCCTAATATTTTTAATGAGGCCAAGATGGTCAAAGTTATATTCGTCAATATCAATACAGCCCCACCTACAGCTGTTATCTTCTGTAATGGGGATGATTCCCAAAGCAGCGCCTTCACCTTTAAGATGATTTTCCCAGAGATCGTCGGTGACGGGTTTACGAACAATAAAAGCTTTTCCTTTTTGTTTTCCGTTTTCGCTACGATCGCCTGGTTGATATTGTCCATATGCTATTTGTAATCCACTGAATATTTTTTTGAATTTATCTTTTTCCATTTATCATTTCTCTTTCTTTTGTAAAGGGGGATCTTATGATCCCCCTCATTTTTCTACTAGTACGGTGTACTATCAGAAGCTGTCTCTTCCACATCTTCTTTTGTTTGCACGTTTCCTTTGGATACATTAGAAGAAAAATCTTTTGCATCTAAATACAACGATTTATCTTCTTGACCCATTATTCTGTCTTGTGTAACAACCCATCCATACCAAGAACCTTTATCGTTCTTTTGTAGTGTAGACGCTAGATTATACACAACCCCATGCATAGGCGGGATAACAAAACCACCTTTTCCGTTAGGTATTTGTATGGTTTTCATCATAGAATTCCATTTTTTACTAACATTTAATTGAGTTGACTTCATTGTTATCAAAGCAGGAGTATAACCACCTGTCTTTGTCTCAATCATTACATAGTAAGAAGCAGTCTCTTCAAGATAATTACCGTTAGGTAATCTAATTTTAGAGCCTTCTCTCTTACCAGTTTGGATTATCGGACTGTTCGGTAAGTGTGTAGCAACAGGAGCACCTGGGCCATCACCTCTATC